GTCGCCCCATTCATAGTCGTAGGGCGCCACGCGGCGGCGCAGATGCTGCGTGTTCATGATCGGGCTGTCTTTGTGCCTGGCGGTGCGCTTGACCGCCGCCGTGGGTGCCAGCTGCTCCAGGTAGGCGGCTTCGCCGGTGATCGTGTCCTCGATCACGGTGGGCCGCAGGCGGGTTGCCTCCTGCTGCGCCAGATAGAAGACGTTGCCGCGAAACTGTTGGACGAACGCGTCCGTTACGGTGAAGCTCATTCACCTGTCCCTTGCCGTGTCGGCCCGGGTCTCAACCGGGCGGTTGCACTGACGGCTGAGCTCCCCGGCTCCAGCGGACGATGCCGCTCCTGCCGGACCCGTGCCTGGCGTTTTCGGGCCGCCTCTGCCCTGCGCCGTGCCGGACCCTGGCGGGCTCCCCGGCCGTGCGCCGTCCCGTCCGCTAGGTTCTCGCGGCCGGATAGGCGAAGTCGTACAGCCCCTGCATGCGCTGCACGGCCGCGGCGTGGCCGGGGTCGCGCCGGTCCATGTAGCTTTTCATGAAGGCAGCATCCTTCTGCAGGCCGGAGATCTGCTGTTGCGCTTCCGCCGGGCTGGCCCGGCCGGCGCCTTCGCCGCGGCCGACCAGGCCATCCTCGGCCAGCTGCGAGCCGATCTTGGCGAACATCTTCAGCACCGCCGGATCGTTTCCGAGGCGCGTCTTGTCGTAGTAGGCGATCACCTGCTCGTCGCCGTAATGCGCCATCGCCGAGCGCGCCAGGTGCAGCTTTTCGTCGTAGGCCGCACCCCACTCCTGCTTCAGCGTCGCCTCGCCCGCGGCCTCGGTGCGCTGCTGCGCCCCGTTCTGGCCCTGGACGGTCTGGGCCATCGCGCCGTTCCACCAGGCCGCCAGGTCGGCCGCCTGGCGCTGCGACAGGCCGGCTTTGTGTGCGGCCTGCTGGAACGCGGTCTTTAGTTCAGGGTTCTCGGTAAGGCCCTCGGGAGGCGCCGGCAGCTGGTAGCCGTCCGCCTGTTCCGGTCGGCCGAGGCGCGTGTAGATGGTGTTCCAGCCGTCGGCGTCATCGGTTCCCGGGATCGGCAGCACTGTGCTGGGATCCCGCCCGATCAGCCGCTGAGCGTGCAGGTAGCTTTTCGCCAGGCCGCCGAGGTCCTTGATGTCGCGGAACGCCGCTTCGCCGCGGATGTCCTCCGGCAGGGTCTCGGCGAAGGCCACCGGGGCCGCGGCGCCGGCGGCACCGCTGCCAGCAGCACCTCCGGCGCCGCCGTCTTCCGGTGACCATAGGGCCATCATCATGATCCCATTTCCTCCGTTACTGCTGCTACGGTGCTGGCGCTCCGCTGGCGCGCCAGCGCCAGCAGCTCCATCTCGGTCCAGCGCATCCGCTCGAGCAGGTGAAGCCCGATGCTACGCCGGCCCTCCGCGAATGCGGTCTCGTGGCTGTCGCCGCTCACATGGCTCACCGCCAGCAGCCCGGTGGCTACCAGCAGATCGCGCAGCACCGCGCGCCCTTCCGGCAACTCCTGGAGGGCAGCGCGGTAGGAGCGCAGCAGCTCTCCCTGGCGGGCGGCCCGCGCCTGTGCTTCGGCATCCGCGTCAGGCGACGACATGGGTTGATCCCCCCAGCACATCCGCCAGGAACCGGCGGTATTCGGGCGTGGTCACCAGCACCAGTTCCACCCGCACGTCCTCGAAATCAGGCCGGAACCCGGCAGGGCGGCGGGCGCAGGCGACGCGCTCCACGTCGGCCTTTCTCTGGTCGGTCAGCCATTCGCGCGGGTCGAATATGTCGCGATGGGCGTCGCAGCAATGCAGGGTCGTCATTACCCGGATCGGCCGGTGCGTCGGATCGAACGGCGTGCGGCTGGGGATGATGATGCGCGGCGCGCGCCGCACCTGGCGCAGACAGCCGGGCGCGTCGCAGGACATCACCACCACGCGGGTGGTGCGCGGCAGCTCGGTGTCGAAGCTGCGCCGGGTTGCCATATTACGCCGCAGCCTGCGCCGGGGCCGCAGGCTGCTGCAGCCCGGCCAGGTTGCCAATCGCCGCCGACCCGTCCTTCGCCGCCTTCGCCACCGTGCCGAGCTGCTGCTCCTGCATCATCGCCGCCTGCGCCTGCTGCTCGGCCTGACGTTCGGCCTGCACCTGCTCCGGGCTTTTCAGCGCGATCGCCGGTGCATGCAGGTCCCGCGCGGTCAGCCGCAGGATGGCGTCGGCGTCCAGCACCTTCGGCGCGGCCTGGTCCACGGTGCCCAGCGCCTGCGCTGTCTGGATCAACCGCGCCACAACGTCGAGCTGGCTGGTGCGCTGCGCTACCGCGATCGGGCTGAGGTACTCGACCCGCAGCGCCGCACCCGCCAGCTGCGGTGGCGGCGGCGTCAGCGGGCTGCCGGGGCCGAACCGGCGCGCCACGCTCTGCCGCCACATGATCGCGAACGTCCGGTCGATCAGCGGGCCGAGGAACTCGCTGGACAGCCGCGCCAGCATCGGGCTGAGCTGCTGGAAGTGCTGGTCGCGCTGGCGCAGCGTGAAGGTTGCGGTAACACCCTTGCCGGCGCTGGCCGGGTCGGCCGGGTCGGTCGGCATCAGCAGCATGTCCACGTAGAACGCGCGGGTGATCTGCTGGCGCAACGCGTTGATCATGTCCAGGCCGAGCTTTGGATCGCCATGGGTCTGGATTGGCTCGATGCGGTCGCGCGTGCCTGGCCGGAAGTAATTCAGGCTTCCGGGCACCGTCTTGACCGGCACCAGGAAGCCGTCGTCCGGCACCATCAGTGGCGGGTCGACTATTTTCTGTGCGCTCTTGAGGGTCGTCTTGACCATCTCGTTCAGCATCTTAACGTCCGGCAGCGCCGTCATGCCGGGGCCGCGGCCGTAGACTTCGCCGGAGCGTTTGCTGAACCGGGCGGCCAGGTAGGGGAACTCGTCGAACCCGCCCTCGTCGATCACCGTGGTATCGGACAGGCAGACATACACGGACCGGAACGGTTTGTTCCGCCGGTCGTTGCGCATGACGTTGCGGTCGCGCCGCGGCTTCACCTCATGCAGGAAGGTGAAAGTCTGGTCCGGGTTGGTCTCGACAGCCTTGGCCACCTTCTCGCCGGCGGCGGGTCCCCATTTGGCGAAGGCCTGCCGCGCCGTCCAGTTCCACCGCCGGGTCAGCGTGTCCACGCGGTCCTCGTCGTTCTCCGCGATCACGCATTCCTTCAGGTGGCGGGTGCTGAACAGGATCCCGCTGGCGGGGCTTTCCAACACGGCCATGATGCCGGTGCCGATGTTTCCCAGGTCGAGATAGAATTCGTGGCTCTGCGCCGCGAAGTTGTGCTTCGTTCCGTTGAACACGGAATACATGGCGTTGCTGGTGTCATCGAGCCAGCGCGCCACCGCGTCGATTTCGTTCAGCCGGTCTTCTTGCGCCTTCATGCCGAACCACGGCAGGGTCGGGCTGGTGAGCATGGAGTGCATCCCCGCCGCGAACTGGTCGTTCGCCCAGATCGGAGTGCCGTCGTACACATGCTGCATCAGCTTCATGCCGGGGGTGCGCTCCGCGATGTAATCGGAGCGTCCGGGCAGCATGTAGTTGGAGCATTCCTGCCAGTGCTCCAGCCACGGGCCGCGGTCGGTATTCAACCGTTCCCACGTCCGGATCACTTCCCTGGCAAGATCGTTCGGCATTTACTGGATTTACTGGCCCAGCAGCCGCTTCGGGGCGGTCGCTGGCAGGCCGAGGGCGCCGAGTCCGCTGGTCAGGATGGTGCTCCGCGCCCCCATGGCCTGTGCCTGGTCGGCGCGGAAATTGGTCGCGGCCTGCTGCACCGCCGGATTGACGGCCGTCGGCACCGGCGGCGGAGCGGCAGGCGTCGAGATTTTGGGACCTCCCATGGCGTCAGCCTCCTGTCCTTGGCTGCGGGTTGCTGTCGCTGAAGCGCGGCAGGCTGGTGGGTACCGCCGGTGGGGTGCCGCATGCCGCAATCGCCTGGGCCGACGTGAGCGGCTGGAAGCCGTTGGCCTGCCACGCGGCATACAGGGCGTCGTCGTACTGGCGCTGGCGGACGAATCCCGGCGGCAGCGCCAGGGAGGGGTCGTAGCCGGGCGTGGCGGAGCCGCTCATATCCGCACCGGTCCTATCCCAGGCCGACCAGGTTGGTGGCCGTCGTTCCGGTGGCATTCACCCCCTGGAATGCCACCCGAAGAATCGTGCCGGCTGCCAGGCCAGCATAGGCCACCGGGGTAGTGGAGTTGCGCGGGCACAGCGTCACGTTCCCCGCGCCGCCGACATAGAGCGCCACATAGGGGCCGATCGGCGTATTGTCGGTCGGCGTGATGGCCACCTGGGTCTGGAAGCATTCCTGAATGCGCGGCAGGGGCGCCTGGCCGGGGAGGGAATACGCCATCGGTCAGCTCGTCCGGATGCTGGCGATCAGGGGGCCCTCGTTCTTCGGGGGCGGGAACAGCGTCAGATACGTGCTGGCGTCGGTCGCCGACACCTTAAAGTAGCCGTTGTTGGTGTTGCTGCCCTCGACCAGCAGGACCTGGCCCGCGGAGAAGCCGGCGAACGTGCTGGCGGCGGCCGTTGCTTGGCCGGTGCCGGCATTGAAGGTGATGCTGGCCGTCACGTTGGTGGCCAGCCCGACGTCCCGCGTCAGGGTCTTGGTTTGGCTGCTCGCCGGCGGTCGGTTCGACAGGATGCACTGGCGGCGGCGCGTGCCGGTTTCGATCATGCCATCCTCCGCTGCGGATGCTCGCCGCACCAGTTGTCCGGGGCCTTTGGCACCGGGGGGGGGTAGCGCCGGCACGTCCCACGCGGGTCCAGATACGGCGTGTCCTGGCGGCCCGGGGGCGCCGGCTTTGCCGCCTCGTAGACCGGGCAGGAGGCGCACAGCGCAGGCGCACTGGCGCTGCTCTGCAAGGCCGCAGCAGTCTCGGTCATCAGGAGGCCGGCGTCGCCGCGGCGGCCGCCTGCGCCGCGGCGGTGGCCGCCGCCGTCGCGGCTTTTGCTGCCTGCGTCGCCGCGGCGGCGGCCGTCGAGGCGGCGGCGTTCGCGGCGGTGGCTGCCGGCACGGTCAGATCGGGCAGGTCCCAGGTGTGGGGTCCGGTGCCCCGCGGCACGTTTTCGAAATGCGCGGGTTCGGCACGGTTGTGGACGAAGACCATCAGGTTGACCGTGCCGTCCGGATGCACCTTGCTGACCAAAGCGGGATGCGCTCCATCTCCCGTGTTGTGCGAGGGGATCGGGGTGTAGGCGACGGGGTGGCCGACGCTCGGCATGACACATGGTCTCCGGACAGGTGGAAGATGCAGGCGCCCGCTCCATTACGCGGGGGTCAACCCGGGCGGGATCTGCCAGGTGTGCTCGCCGGGGCCGGCGGGCACCGACTCGAAGAACACGGTGGGCGAGTTCGGGGGCAGGATCACCAGGTCGAGGGTGCCATCGGCGTTCGCCGCGGCGGTGAGCGCCGGCACCGGACTGGACCCGAAACCGAAGGCAGGGTTCGGCGTGTAGGCGACGGGGAAGCCGACGGACGGAAGCGGCAACGATTCGCTCATGGAATCGCTCCAGGTTGTTGACGCTGCATTCCACCCGCGTCAGCTCGGGCCGCGCAACACCGAAGATGTCTCATTAGCCCGCGAAGATGTCTCATTAGCCGCCAGCGCAGCCTTCAGGCAGCGCCACAGGTGCCGCCTGTCACGGCCGTAGACGCGCTGAAGCACCTTCCAGGGCACTTTGTCGGCGCGCGCGGCGAGCAGCGCGGCGCCGACCTGCAAGGCCGCCTGGGGGGGCCAGGGGCGGGCGCGTTTCACCGCGTCACCGCGCCGCTTCCGGATTGAACGGATCCCACTCGTGTACGTGCCGCGCCTGCTGGGCCAGCATGGTTTGGCGGCCCTTGCGCTCGCGCACCTCGCTGTCCTCGCCGTCGGCCGAGCACCAGTATTGCAGCGCGTCGTGCGGATGGCTGAACGCGTTCTTGTCCGGCTCGTCGGTGTAGCGGTCGGCCGTTGCGATTTGCAGCTTGCGGAACCGGTAGCCGCTGGCGAAGCCCTGGCGGACTAGTTTGCAGCGCGGCGACAAAAGCAGTCCGGGCTCGCCGTCGATCAGCCGCGTCAGCGGCCGGCGCACCGCCTCCAGGCGGGGGATCAGCGCATTTGTCGGCGCCGGCACGATGGTAATGCCGGCGGTGGCGGCCACGATTTCGATCCAGCTCTGTTCGCCCGCCGCCTTGTCGGCGCCGTAGGCCGCCGACGGATCGGCATACCCGGTGATCTTCCGTGCCGCCGGGAATCGCTCGTGCAGCCGCTTGGCCAGGTCTTCGCCGAACCGCCGGGGGCCGGTGCCCTGCTCGCCCACCAGCTCGTCCAGGATGCGCCGCTGGCCGTTCGGCATGCGCTGGCCGAACACTGCGGCCGGGTTGAGCCCGGCGTCCAGGCCGATGCCGAGCGCCAGCCCGGGCGTGAACTCCAGTTCGCACCCGGGCACGTGCAGGGCGTCCACGAATTCCGGATAGATCGGCTTGCCGCTGCGGTCGAAGCCCGGGATGTTCTTGATCATTCGCCGGACGTACCAGTCCGGGTTCAGCCGCACCTGGTTGGCATAGTAGCCGGGCGGCAGATTGGGCAGGTTCTCGGCGTGCTGGTCCAGTCCGGACGGCTGGCGGAACAGCGCCACCCCTTTTGCCTCGATCTCGGCCAGGGGCGCCGTGAAGATCTCCTCGTAGAGCCAGGATTGCAGGATCGGGGCGTTGCAGTCGGCCAGCAGGCCGTGCCAGCTCGGGCCGCCCTCGTCCATGCCGGGATACCGGCCGGTGCGGCCGGCGGCGTAGATCATCACCTCGCGCGCCAGCAGGTCGAGCTCGTTCAGGTAGAACGCAGTTGGTTCGTAGCCGCGCAGCACGTCCTCGACCGCCTGGTCGCCGATCGCCACGAAGTCGGCGTGGAATTCCACCAGCGTCCCGTCCCCGGGCGCGAAGGTGATCCTGTGCGTCGCCGGGGCGTTTTCGGCGCCGGTGAAGTCTCCCACCGTCTGCGGCACGCGCCGGAACCAACTCTGCATGGTGGTTTTCCAGAGCTGGCGGTATGTGTCGCGCACCACGCAGAGCTTGAACTTGCGCACCGGCAGCCGCCGGCCTCCCGGACCTGGGCTGGTGTCGCGTGTGCTGGTCGCCTGCATGGAGGCCAGGCGGATCGCCTTCATCAGCGCGGTGGTGGTCTTGCCGCTGCCGATCGGGCCGTTCAAGATCTGTACCGGGGCAGTTGCCGCCATGAACCGGGACGAGACCGGGCCGGGCGACTTCCAGATCAGATCCAGTTTCGCGCTCACCCGCGCCCCCTTGCCCAGGGAAGGGTCGGTGCTGTTTCGCGCCAAAATCCGGGACGCCGGCAAAAACCATGGTGGCAGGGGGGGGTCGACCACCCGCGGCGCGAAACCGGGGTGCCCCCCCTCTGGCCGCGATCAGCAGCGCCGGCGTTGCCGGCCACGGCCAGGCCTGGCCGTGGCCGGCGGAGGGTGCGGCGGTGTCCGTCTGGTTGATGCTGAATCAGCGGTCCGGACGCGCGCGAACCCAGGCAATCCGCCACGTTGCGCGCTGTGTTAGACTCTGCGCTGTTAGACTGGCCCATCCGCCTCACCGCTAATCCGTTGATTTTCCACAATCTCTGCCGCATCGAGCACGACCCCGTTGCACCCGCTCTCGCCGCTGTCCGCGCTTGGTTCGGCGCCCGTCGAGATGGTCAGATGCACCACCTGCTGGTTGCGCAGATCGACGGCCAAGGGCTTGCGCTGGTGCAGGAACGGCAGCACCGCGATGGCAGCCAGGCGCTTCTCAGCCAGCGCCTCGGCCAGCGGCAGCCCTGCCGCAACCAGCTCGTCGGCTGGCGTCATTGCCAGCGCGGCCAGCATCACCAGCGGGTCGCCGAGTCGCTCGATGACCTCCCGCGCCACGTCCTCGGCCCGGCGGTTGCGTGCTCCCGGCGGCCGGCCTGGCCCGCGTCGCTCCCGCAGCGCCACCAACGTGCCCGTCTGCGGCAGGCCGAGCTCCGGCTGCGGCTCGAACGCAGCCATCGCACGCTCCCGCGCCACCGTCTCCGCCACCGCCCGCTGCCCAGCGTCCATATTCAATCATTTCCGCGCGCGTTGGACGCCGTTGGAACCGCGTTGGACCATAAACACCTGTTAGTCATACCTCTTTCTCCTTTTCCAACACTCCAACGTTCCAACGCCATGCTTCGTGTGCGCGCGCGCCCGCTTGTGGGAAGCTTACAGGCGTTGGAACGTTGGAACGTTAGACCATTGAACCGGCTCGCTTTTTCTCCAACGCCCTCCAACGCCCCCAACGCCGCGACGCGCGAACACATGATAGCCAAATCGGGGTTTGGGCACGGCACAATGGGGTGTGGGACTGGCGCATGACTTGGCCTTTACTTACACGAGCTTCGAGGCGTTCGATGCGTCGGGGTCGTGCCGCTGCAGAATGCTGGCCAGCGGGACGGCCGTGGCGCGGCTGGTCGGGCCACCGAAATACACGGCACCGGCATTCGTGGCTCCGACCAGGCGCCGCACCGCCTGCACCCAGACACCCTGGCTGCCGGCACGGCCCGCCCAATGGCTGTCGGCAAACAGCGTCGCCAGCTCGGTGTGGTAGTTGGCGATCAGCAGTTGGTCGGCGCGCACACGAAGCCCGTAGGATTGCAGCACCTGGCCGGCCTGGACAGCATCGCCGCTGTCCCAGCCGGCGGCGATGCGCGTCCACTGTCCCAGCGTCTTGCGGCCACCGTTGCGGAACGGGTCCACCGACGTCGTCATCAGCTTGAGGATGCACCGGTCCTCATCGCGCGCGTCGTCGTCGAGCTCGGCCAGATCGGACGCCTTTAGTGCAGTCACCCACTCGCCGGCGGTCGCCAGATGCACCTCGCCGTCGTGCAGCAGCATGTCGGCCGCCGCCAGCAGCGTGCCGAACTGGTCCTGGCCGCGCCTCGAATGTCCCGCGCGCCCCAGCGCAACGCGGAACCAGTCCAGGGTGGCTTCCCACCGGCCCCAGCCCTCGACCATTCGCCTTCGCAGTTGTGCGCCGAACGGAGCCCAATGATCGTGGCTCACGTCGATGCGCGTCGCGTCGTCGCTCAACTCGCCCAGCTCCAGGATCCCGATGCGCGAGCGATCCTGGCCAAGCAATGGCGGTATCAAAATCGACCCGAACAGGAACGCCGACCGCATGGTGAACTCGACTGCGGTGTGATCGGACCCGCCGCGTCCGATCTTGCCGCCGCTCGCCGCGATTCGCGCGAGCTTCACGATCGCCTGGAGCTTTCGGTTGTCCTCCTCGCTCTCGGCTTCATCAAGCATGACCGGCAATGTCTGGTGCTTGAGTGTCTGTCGAACGTGAGCTTCGGATGCGTCAGAAAGCTTAACCAAAGTATAGTCTAAGACGCTTTCAAGCAGCTGCAGCAGCGTGCTCTTTCCGGTGCCCTTCCCGCCGGTCACCCAGATGATCGCGCGCCAGTCCAACGCCCCACCGATCATGGCGGCGCCAATCCACCCCAGCAGCAGGATCGGATCCAGGTCCATCCGCCGCCACTTCCAGGTGCGGAGCAGCGCGAGCAGCTCGTGACCTGGTCCCATGCAACCCAGCGCCTGGACGGTCTCCGCAGGGGCGCCGACCTCCTCGCCGGCCGGATAGACATAGCGCCCTATGAGGCCCGGCTTCTTGATGATCCTATCTGCCCAAACATTGGGGTTGGGGGCGAACGTGGTGACGTGCTGGCCGGTGTGCAGCACCAGCTCGCCGCGCTCGCCGCACCAGGCGCCACGGCCGCGAACGCGGTCGGTGGGGTCCCACACGCCCTTCCATCCGCAGCTCCCCATCAGGTCTTCGGCGCCGCGCTCCGGACGCCAGCCCGTGGTGTTGCCGTCCTTGTCCTTGCGCGGCCACGTATCATAAAGAAACTGCTTATGCTCATCGAACAGCGTCAGTATTCCAAGGCGCGAATGCTCGCGCCCCGGCAGGGCCGCCAGTTGTCCCTGCGAATCGATGTAGTAGAACGTTGATCCGCACTTGCCCAACGTCTGCACCGGGCAGTTCGGCGGCAGGAACGGGTCGGTCGACGTCGGCCGCGCCGACACCGACGTCACGGTCGCCATGACGGCACGGATGCGGTTCTGGCGAGCGCCGCTCATGAGGCCGTCAGCATTTCGTTGATGTCCTTGAACTGCCTGGGAACTTTTTGCCATTCGATGGCCCGGCCAGCTTCCAGGTGCATCCGTTCGGCGCGGTCGGCGGCCAGCATGGCCGCGTTGGTCTTGTCGTTCTGGAACCACATCCGCACCGTATGCACGGCAGGCGGCAGCGCGACCGAACCCATGTTGGACACGCTGATCGCGACCAGCACGCGACGATCTGGCCAGACTGTTGCCACCGACAGGCCGTCTTCGATGCCCTCGGTGATGTCCACCGGTTCGCCATCCGGGGCCTCGCGCAGCGATCGGCCGGATGCACCGCGCCACAGCCTGATGCAGGCGCCGGCGTAGGTGCCGACGGTGGTTTTCGCCCGCTGCTTGCCGGCGACGAAGATCGGCGCCTTGCGCACGCGCCCGTCGTCCAGCACCTCGAGGTAGGTGCGATGCGTGGCCACGTGGGTGCCGGCCTGGTCCGTGACGGCCGCCAGCATCGCCGGCCAGGCGCGTCCGCTATCGCTGTTCGGCACCTCCGGGTGGAACCGCAGCGCCCGCGGCTGGCGGCACATTTCGGTCAGATGGATGCCACGGCCACGCAGATAGGCATCGACTGGCGTGCCGCGGACATCTTCCTGCCCGGACAGCCACAGCCAGCGCGCGTAGCGCCGCATTCGCTCCGCCTCGGCGTTGCGCTCTGCCGCCTGGTGCTGCGCGACGGCCGCGGCGCGGTCGCGCGCTTGCTGGTGGATGACAGCGGGCGAATTGCTGTCCAGGCCAAGCCGGTGCCGCGCCCATGCGAAGCCGTCCTTCAGCGAGCCGCGATACCGCACGGCGGCCACCAGATGCACCAGGTCGCCGCCTTGGCGCGCACCGAAATCCCACCACTCGCCCTGCTTGGGGCCGGCGATCCAAACGCAAAGCGATTGCCCGGGCGTGTTATGGACGTCCCCACAGCGCCACATGTCCCGGTCGCGATGGCCCGCGGGCAGCAGCTCCTGCGCAATGGACATCGCCTGCGGCGCCAGCAGGCGCGCCACATCGTCGATCGCCACCAGGCGCACGGCGGCACTCACAGCGACGTCGCCTGTGCCGGCTGCGACGCATCGGCCGGCACCGCCCGCGGCGGGGCGAAATAGAGCCGCAACACCAGGCGCTCGTCGTGGCGAGTGGCTTCCACGTGGGCCACCACGTGATAGGGGAAGCCGTACAAGTCGAGCTCGCCGGCGTACTCGATGCGACCTTCCGTGGTGCGGTCCAGCCGCGCCACGCCGACCGGCGTCCATTCAGGCCGGATCATTTGGTGGCGCTTCAAGCGTTGCGATTTCTGCGCGCGTGAGCACCACCGCCAGGCACACCTCCGGCAGTTGGAAGCCCATGTTCAGCAGCTCGCGCGCACGGCGCAGTGCCGGAGTGGATAGAAGCGTCCCCGCGACGCAGCCTTCGCGGGGGGTGCCAGGGCGGCCAACCAGGCTTCTGGCGCGCCGCCTCTCGCCCTTTCGGGCGGCTGCCGGCGCCGGTATTCGGGCATTTTCGGCCTGCGCGATCTCCTCCTTGCAGGTCTGGTAATCCTCCCACGACCACGCATAGCCGCGCGTCATGACGCGTCTCCTGCAACAAAAGTGCTCCGGCCGGTCATTCCGCCGGCCGGAGCCGGTTGGGGGAGGGTCGGCCCGTGTCGCAGGCCTCCGCCTGCGCACGAGCCTCGGGGGCTAGGGCCTGCCCGGCCGATCCGGTCAACCGCCGCACGTCGCGCTGCGCCGCTCCGGCGCGCCGGACGCACCAGAATGCCAGCGCAATAACGCCGGCGTGAAACGCGAAAAGTCCGGCCTGGGTCCAGACCCGCTGCCGGAGCAGCGCGAGACGTGGCCGGACGAACAGCGGCGTCACTGGACCGCATCGCCTCCGCTCTCCAGCAGCATGCGCAGCCGCGCCAGGTCGGCGTCGGCCGCGGCGATCTGCGTGGCCAGGCGTTTCCACCGGACACGGATCGTGTCTGCTTCGTGGGCCGGAATGTTGCGCGCCTCGGCATACCAGAGCCGTTTCCCGCGGCCGGCGTCGATCCCAAGGCGCCGCGCCGCGCGGAGGATCTGTTCCGCCACGCGCTCGCCGGGCCTGGCCGGTTCTGCCGCCCTGCGCATCAGCCCGGCCATTTCCTCGGCCACATCCTCGGCGGTGACGGCATCAAACACGGCGCCATACCTTTCTGCGCGCGCGGAAGGATTTTCTGACATCTCGGAAAGCAGTTCCCCCATGCTGTCTGGCATGGAGGGAGACACTTCGAGGACTGCTGCTGAACGTGCCGGCGCCGGCCGAGGGGGGGAGCCCTCGCCGGCGCACACGTGCCTGCGGGCACCGCGCCGTATCGTCGGCGACAACCGAGACAATCCAGGGCCACGCCAGCACCCACGCGCCGATCGCCATCAGCTCGATGGCGATGATGGTGAGCTGCAGCGTGGCCCAGATCCTCATGCCGCGCGAACCGGCAGGCTTGCAGGGCGGGCCTTCCCGTTGCCGGAATGACCCGCCCCGCCCATCCTCGAAGGTGCAACCCGAGTCGAGGAGGAAATCATGGCGGCCGACCAATCAGGACGCGCGCTTGCCGGCTGGCTGCTGGCGCGATCGCTGCTGCAGCACCTTGTGCTTGCCGGTGTCGTCGAGCGTGCCAATGCAGTCGACATCATCGACCATCTTCTGCTGGTCCTGGAGGAGCATCAGGCGGCGCTGCCAGAGGAAGGCGCCGCGATTTCCCACGCGCGAACTCTGTATCAACAGCTGCTTCCAGCGTTGGGGACGGGAAGGGGGCGTCCTTCCAAGGGGGGATGAACACGGGATCGAAAAGACGAGGATCCCTTGTCCCGCCGCATGTGATGGAGAACTCGATCGCGCTGCGACGACGCACCTCCGGGGGCGGCAGCGACGGCACCTGGCGCGACCAGGCGCCGTCGAACATGCGCGCCAGCTCGCGCCACGCCTGCGCCAGGCGGTGGCGCAGCCGCTGCCAGCGCGTCGGCACCTCCTCGTCGTCGAATTCCCACCAGGTCATTGCGTTCCCTTTGCCAGGCTACGCGGCATCAGGCGGGGGTGCTGGCGCACCAGCGGACAGATGCCGACGCATGGGTGGAGCAACTGCGGACACGCCTCCTGCTGGAGGCTGCCGCTGCCGAGACGCTGCTCGGCTCCGAGCAGGCCGACACAGCGGGTGAAATCCACGCAGCACTGGCGGATCTTCTCGCCGACGCGGACCTCAAGCTCAGCCGCTTGCGATCCTCCAGTGAGTGGCCGCGGAGCATCCAGATACGCTTTTGCAACGCCGAGGGGCCGACGCGGCCCCTCGGGTGCCGGGCACTCCCTCGGGCCGCTGCCCGGAGGAAAGCCACCGTTTCCGGCCGGCTCCGCAACCGGTGACATCATGCCGCCTTTTGCGAGGATGCGCGGTGAGGCTCGGGCTTCTCCCACAGATCGGGGCGGATTTCGTGACGCGGGATGCTTGTGATGCACGACACGGCGGCCGCATGTTCTGCGGGCACGCGCTTCCAGCCGAGAATCGTCGTATGACGCCGGCCAAGGGCTTTTGCGAGCTTGGTCGGGCCGCCCGCAGCCCGGATGATGGATTTTATGTCCATTTTCAGAAGGTAGGACTATCCTACTCTGGACGCAAGCTAAAACCGTAGGGTATGCCTACTCACGCCATTTCGGGAGGCGCCAAAATGCCTCCATGAACGCACCAACCACGATGGGGGCCAGACTGAAGGCCCTTCGGGAAGCACGCGGGGAAGTTCAGGCCGTCGTGGCCGAGGCTGTGGGAATAGAGCGTGCCTCTCTGTCGATGCTCGAAAATGATCGCGACAAACCAGGACGCGACACGTTATTCGCTCTGGCTAAATATTATATGGTGTCTGCTGACTATCTTGAGACTGGCGCTTCCAGTGGCACCGCTACCGGTTATGGGCGATTTGTAAGCGATCCTATTCAACTTTCCTGGATTGATGCTCTCTTGGCGCTTCCAGCAACGCTTCGCGA